CCCAGGTGACACAACAGAGCCAGGGTTAGACGCGCGCTCAAATACTTTCTTGAAAAATAGGCTGGCAGCTTTTGAGTCCTTGCCGGCCGTTTTACTCATTGCGGAGTAGGCTGTGTCCGCGGCTTTATATATCTTGGTTTCGTCGAGCTGGTTAATCTTCGTCTTGTATTCGTCGGCTTTATCAAGTAACGCAGTTGATGCGTCTATCTCTGATTTTGTCTTCTGAGCATCTATCTCCATCTGCTTAAGCTGCTGCGCGTTCTTAGCGCGGATCTCTTCCTCTCGCTTAAACTTCTCGAGATCGGCGTCTCTCTCAGCCGGCTTCTGAGAGTTCTTTAGTTCCTCGAGCTTCTTTTGATTCTCGAACTTAACTCCCTCCTGCTGCTTAAACATCTCGAGTTCTGCGGCTTTCTGCGCGGCAGTCATTTTAGCGTTAGCCGTGTTCTCCGTCATAGCTAGAGCAAGCTGCTGCAGCTGCGGATTACCGCTCGTTAGCGCCTCCTGTTGCTGTGGTGATATCTCTAGGCCAAGCTGCTGGAGCTGCGGAACCATGGCCGCAGCGTTCTCCCTGTTGGCGACGTTGGCGGAGTGCTGACCGTACATCTGGAGCCCTACGCCTAGCGCAGACTGCAAGCCAGAGGCAAGCGCGTTCTGCCATGGTTTCTTGTATGTGGGGAGCTGTATTCCCATAAGCGACTGTCCGCCAAGGGTATACGCCGAGCTAGCCCCACTGTTGGGATATAGGACCGATGCAAGCGCTGCAGATAGTGAACCCGTGGCCATACTCTACCCCGAAAGCCTTTCGCCGGTTAATGCTTCGATGAGACCCAAGAGCTGAGCCGGATCCATTGCTGCTTGACCACCTCCGCGGTTTTTATTCGCCATGGAAGCGCGTATCTGCGCTTGCTGGATCTTGCGATCCTCAGCGTTCTGCCCCTTCGTAAACTTCTGGTTATCGTTTTGGAGAAAGGTTTGATGCTCTCTCCCAAGAGTGTTTTGGCCCGCCGTGAAATCACGCTCTAGTGTGTTTTGCCCAGCCGTAAAGTCAAATTGATTCCGTTGGCTCTGTCTCTGCCAGTCTAGATCTTGATTTTGGAGCGCCTGCCGCTGGTCACGGTCGAGAGTGTTTTGTCCTCCCTGCCAGTCTTGCTGATTACGCTGCATGGTCTCACGAGAGGTTCTATCGAGCCCCGAAGCTTCGAAGTTCTTGTCGATACCATAGCGCTGCGTTAAGTCTTGCTTGTCAGCAATAGCGCGTTGATTAAGGAATCCCTCCATCTGCATGGCTGGATTGACTAGGCTAGCCATATCCTCGCGGCGCGAGTTCCTCAGCGCATCGCTCTCAGCTACGGACTGTTGTCTCGACTGGAGCCCCATGCCAAAAAGACGCGACTGCTCCTCTCCACCGGCCAGCATCGAGCGGAATTGAGCATCGTTATAGGCTTCATTCCTGCTCTTATCGAAAAGCGCTTTCTCCCTCTGGTATCGGACGGAACCGATATCCACACCCTCATTGGCCATGCGCTGATTAAAGGCATCTGTCTCCTGCGAGTATCGTTGATCTAACTCACCTCGAGCGCGGCCAAACATCGACTGTTCGATCCGTTGGCGGTCCGCAGAAAAGTCATCCACTCCTGGCAGCTTCGGAGCGCCGTCGTAGTTAGGTTGGTTCTGCTGCAGCCACTGCGCCTGCTGCTGATAGGCATTACCGGCAGCCTGTCCAAAAGCGTTACCAGCAGAGAATAGCCCCTGTCCTGACGATTGCGGTGGATTGACTAGAAACATCGACATCAGAGGATTCCTCCTGGCTCAAATATATACGAAACAGCGCTTATCGTCGTCCCAGCCGCGGGAACAAAATCGTTGGGATTCTGTCCAGCTGCCGTAGCTGCAGCCATCCGGCTTTTAATCTTGTAGCTATAGAAAACGCCTACGCGGGACTCTACGCCGGTAAAGTTGGCTATGCTCCGCTCCCCGAGATTCCACGGTGCTCCCCATGCGTCTCCCCATTCGGTGGAGGATGCCTCTGCTTTTCGGACTAGGTTGCTATATCTGCGACTCTCGAAATCAGCGAGACACTCGAGGTAATAGCTGAAATACCGCGGACCGTTCCAGAACGCGCGGATGCTCTTGGCCTGCTTTATGACACTAGCGGAGCCGAGTGGTAAAAATGCCCCTTGAATCTCTATCTCGTCCGGTGGGTTAGCTCCGGCATCAAACTGTTGGATGGAGTTAGACGATCCTTGAGGAGAGGCGAAGAATAGATCGTTTCCCATGAGGCAGAACGCGGAGGCATTGTTCCCCTTGATGCGGCACCACGCACCCGTGAACGTATTCATGCAATATTGATGCACGGACACCGGATAGTTCTGAGGAACGTTTAAAACTAACATATGGCCAGATGGCCAATAATGGAGTTCCCAGCCGTCGTAATCGCTCGCTGCGCTTGCCACTTCGTTATAGGCTAGCTGTATATTATCCGTGAGCGCTCGAGCGCTGCTGCCGCTCTGGAGGATATCAGAGCAGGAGAATATTCCTTCCGTCGTAGCTATCAGCAAATCCGACTTATACGAGCAGAACGCTCGTTTCCCCATGGGGATACCGATGTAGGCACGGCCTGCGATCACCCAGTTGGACGCGCTAGGGTTATCACCAGAGAAGAAGATCACTTCCCCCTGATTCGTTACGATGACGAAGATATCCGAGAGGCCGGAGCCTATATCCTTCGTTAGAGACCCAGCAAAAAGGACGTATCCTCCGCGGCGCACGATTCCGCTAATGTCGTACTCTGTCAGCACTCCCGAGATTTGATTAACGGAAGCGCTGTACCAAATAGATAGCGACTGTGTTTGGCAGAAAAATAAACGAGACTTATAGGCATCTACGTGAGAGAGCGTAGTAGGATCAGAAATGCCCGTATATGAGGGGGAGCTCCACGCGCTACCGTTCCAAGCTTTAGGAGCAGCTGAGCCGTTTACAAGGATGATACTCCCGCGAAAATTGACGGACTCCCAGCGGTTTCCAGAGCTATGGGTATATGTGGACCCCTCGAATTCTCCCGCGCTGTTTAGGATCCTAAAATACGTATTATCCGAGACTATCGCTTTATATCCTCCGGTGTTCGGGAGGTACTGCGCGAAAGTCTCTATAAACCCGTCCGATGTAGTATATGAATCCGTCTCCACTCCGGCACCAACTACACGGCATAGGTTGGACTCAGGGAACACGTTATCAAGCGTTATGGCTTCCGTGGGAGCCATAACAGGAAACGCGTCTCGAGCGTTCCACCCACCGACAGGAGCCGGCGCCGTATACACTTGAGCGGTAGACGGTTTCACCTAATAGCTCCGCGCTGGTCCTTTATTCGCTAAAAGCTGCTGTATCTGCTGCATTACCTGCGGAGAGAGCATCCCCTGCCCCATAGAGCCCATCTGCAGCGGAGTCATCTGCGGCTGCGGCAGTGGTCCGAGCGTGGTCATATTAGGCGGAATGGTTGGCATATTGGGCAAAGGCTTAGTAAAGCCAGGATCTATTCGCGAGGCGTTAAACGCGTTCTGCATCTGAGGAGCTGCAGTCTGAGGAGCTCCAAGGTTAGCGGAGCCGCGGACTCCTCCGGTATTCTGTGCCGCCATCCGATTAGCGAGCGCCGTTATAAACGATGCTTCACCATTCAGCGGAAGCGCTCTAGCTCGAGCTAGCTCCTCCGGTGTTGCTGTGTAGTTGGCGTTACTAGCTGCGGCATCCGCTTGGCTCATGAGATCGTTACGGTTGAATGATCTTCCCATAGTCTTATCCGGTGTAGTTGCTAAAGCTGTATCTGGTCTAGGCTGTTGAGCTGGTGGAGTAGCAGGGGCAGGTGCCGGCTGTTGTGGAGCTGGCGTGCTTCGTGCCTGCGGCTGCTGGGGAGCAGGAGCCTTCCAATTCTTAATGACGTTATCGAAGTTTTCCCGCGCTTTCTGTTCGTTCGTAATCTCTACCTCTCCTTTCTTGGAGCTGTAGAGTCCAGAATTAATATTGGCTTGGGTAACGGCCTGCCGCTGCTCTTGAGTAAGGGACGCCCATGCGGGACCATATGTTTTAATATTGCCATAAACGCCTGTCAGGTCTGCGGCCTCTAGCCCTGCTTTCTGGTACTCGTCCCACGAAGCATACTTACCAGCGAACGGCTTCGTCGGGTCTTTCGGCCCGCTGTTATGCTGCGCGCGCATACCCATCACGTAATCCTGGTATGCTTTGTTATCTACTCCCTGCTGAAGCAGCTGCGCGGTATGCTCCTTAGCTACGCCACGCGTAGATTGGTGGAACAGTTTATTGTCAATACTGCGCTGGAGACCAAAATCAATTTTGTTGTTGAAATTATCTAGGCGCTTATTGAACTTTGACCACGTTTGAGTGCCCTTCCCTCCCGTAACAGCATCGACCCCAGCGAGTGCTGCGTAGGCAGCCTGGCCAAATACGGGGATATATAGCAGCCCAGCCTTAAGCGCTTCAGTCTTAGCAGCGGCAGCACGATCTTGAGAGTTCCCCTCCTGATTGGCCATCTGCTGACCAACGTTGGCCGCTGCTACACCGGCGCCTACATATGGCGCGTACTGTAACCCGTTGCCGGTTGCGCCTGCATACATGTTATAGGCTCCGCCTACCATGTTCGCACCACCAGCGATGCGCTGCCCGTCTTGATACTGACGGTATCCGCTGTAAGCTTGTGCCGCGCCTCCGGCAGCCTGAATATAACCGGCGATGGGGCTACGCTCCGCGGGGATGACTTCTCCGTTAGGCTTAGCGATCGCGCCATCGTCACCTACGATCGCGCCATCCTCCATACGCGTACCAGGTGAACCGTCAGGCATCTTGGCTGGCCCTACTGGCTTAACACCTTCGCCAGGCAGCTGCGGAGCTGATCCGGTACCCTCTAAGCCAGGATGAATAACAGCGCCACTGCCATCCACGCCGGCTTGAGGCGTAGCCTGTATGGGTTGAGAAGATACAGGCGCCGTTGGCTGGCTAGTCGGAGCAGTTGGCGTGCTTGGCTTCATCAGGTTATTTGCCAGCACTAGGGTACCTATACCGGCAGCGGTTCCGCCTATCTGACTAGCTAGCTGGTTATTCTGCGCGTCCTTCTGCTCCTTCTGGGCAGCTTCCTGCGCCTTCTTCTGTTCGATGAATGATAGGATAGGCTGTATCGTCGATAGATACTGCCGGCCATTAGGCTGAGATAAGAGCGTTAAGAGAACTATAAGCCGCTGCCGCTCTTCTGGTGTAAGACCTGCCATCTATCTAACTCCCGTACCCTGTTTCCGGTATGCTGCCGCGTCCGATGAGCGCGCTACTCCTTCCGCCAACTAAGGGGATCGTAGGAGCTCCGCGGCCCGATTGAATAGCGCGCCTGCAGGCTGCTGCTGCTTCCTCATAGTAGGACTCCCACTCGAATCCGTTCTCTCGCTTCCATCTCCACTTAAGGCCGAGCGTTAGAGTATCAGCGGGGAGCACCAAGACGTCCGTATCAGCGAGCGGCTTCTCGTAAGCGACAAAGGCCCACGAGACTACGCCATCAGACGCGCTACCCGTCAGATGGACCGGCGCCGTTGAGCCGGAGGTCCCACCGGCAGAGCTGTAGTAGGTATTGCCGTTATATGAGCAGTAGGAGCCCGCAGCGAACACGGTAGAGGCGGTCCAGAGCGTAACAGGCCGCACCCAGTTCGTGCTTTGGTACTCAAATACAAGGGTAAGGGTATCGGTAGGCGTAGGCTCAACAAATAGCCGGTTAGCCCCTGCGCCTTTTACACGAAAGCCAAGCCGCGGGAGGGAACTAGTTATTCCGCTTTTCCGGACTTGCCACTCTGCCGCAGATAGCGGCCCACGAAGCGCCCAGAGATTAGAGCGATCCCAGTTAGTATCAAAACACTCATAGTCGAAATCTTCGGGGAGCGGATAGGATGCCGTGCTCGAGCTAGTCGAAAAGACAAACTCTTTATTAAGGATAGGCCAGAGGTACTTGCTCCTCTGCTCCTTAGCCTCACGCGTCAAGAGCGCCAAAAGCAGCTGTATATCCTTGTCTTCATTATCGACGACAACAGACGGAACAGTCTGCTTTAGCTCTCGGCAGGCATCCTGGATCAGCTCCAATACGTTCACTTATCTTTACCCTTCCCTGCAGAGGATACAGCATCAAGCTTCTTGGAGAGCGCCTCTAGCTGCTGCTGCTGCTGCTCGAACTTCGCAGCAAAGTCACGCGCCATAGCTTCCTTCTCAGCAGCTAGACGCTCAGCAAACGAGCTGTCCGAGCGCACGTTAAGGAACGCATTGGCCTGCGCTACTAGCTCACGTCCGCCCATGCCAAGCTTTTGAATGGCCATATCGTTGTCTTTTAGGCTGGCAAGATCTTCGATAGTGCGAATCTCTAGCCAGTGACATACGGCAATTCTATCCGGAGTCATCCGCGGCCACTGCTCGAGCGGAGTACCGTCAGCAGGACGCTCGCCATTCTCAAGGAAGCGCTTCAGCTCAACAGGGTAGCGCCGAACCATGAGGTTTCGAGGATCGGGGACTTTCTTGCCGCTAGATGGCGAGATAATGAACTTAACCTCTACGTCTCCAGGTTGATCCTTGGAGCCCCTTACGCGCTGCGAGCAGAACAAGCGCTGTTCGAAGATAGGGCGCCCCTCCAGCTCTGTCTGAGATTTGAGCTCTACGGCCTTCCACTCGAAAGTTGGGATAGGCTTATTCCCGCGATAGGCTACGCTCCCATAGCCCTGCGCTGTTACGGCTTCAGGTATATCAATGTTACTAAGATCGAAATCGTCCATAAGGTTCCTAAGCTGCCGCGGGATTGCGGCGGTAAATTTCCCGCCATCAGAAAAAAGCGGGGGAGCTGTACTAGCCTCCCCCAAAAACTACTATCCGTTACCGTTAAGTGAAGGACGATCGAGCTCTACGATTGCAAAACCAGCGGACGGAGTACCGTCAGCGGTCTTAAATCGAGCGCCGTCAATCTTGTCGCCAGAAACAACAGCATCATCCAACGTGCCTGCCGTAGCAGTCACATAAGGACTAGCGTTGTTGGCAACGGTCCCAGCCTTACAAACGGCAGAGCCCTTGATCTGGTACCAGTCGTAGGTGCTAGCCACGCTCGCAGCGAGCGCAACAGCAACAGGACCGCGCGAACCAGCTACGGCGCGCGTAGTGGTCGACGCTCTCTGGTCATAGATCACAGTATCGCCAACAGCGGTACTTGCTACGCCAGGGAGGTAGATCAATTCAGCTTCTCCGTAGGTGGAATCTACCGCGCGCGCTACCGTCCCGACTGGAACGAGAGCAGTTGACGAGAGAGTTCCAACAGCAGGGAGCCCAAGTCTATTTTCAGTGAATACATACGGCATGGTTTATTCCTCCTATTAGTCTTTAAGTACACCTTGAAGGAACGCGCATCGAAGGGTGAGGTTGCCCGCCCATCCGATAAGCTTAACCATCGCATCTTGATTCACGGACTCACGCTTTCCGCCAATCGGGACCATGTTGCGATCCTTGTGCGGCCGGAAAGAGAGGTAATCCGTGTTCACGAAATACATATGGTTAGTCGGAGCATCTCCGCCGTATCCACCATCAAGAACAACGTCTGCATCCATAAACTTCAAGCTAGTAAACCCAGCCTGCGCCATCTTATCCGACGTAATACGCTGGATAGCTTGGAGCGAGTTTAGGTACAGCTTGTAGTAGTTATTGTCTGCGACGATAAGGTCAGGGCGATCCGTTCCGCGAACGAGCTGTACCCAGACGTTATTCATATAACCCTGGATATTGCTTGAGGTTGCTGCAGCTCCGCCGTCCGTGGTGGAGTCGTAGCTAACATTTCGCCAGAACGCATTGGTGCTGGTAGCGCGATTGATTCCGCCAACGGTTCCGCTGGACGGAGAATCTGCGATCAGCAGCTGGAGGCCGCCAATCTGCTTACCACCAGAGCCCGTGCCGTCAGAGTAACAACCAACAGAGATATTGTTGATCATCGTCTTTTCAGCATTGGCAATACGAGCCTCGAGCAGATCGATCATCTGCTCTGGACCCGCGTTCTGCAGCTGCTCAGTTCCCGAGATTGAAACAGCAACAACACACTGTTTCATCGAGAATTCTGCGTTAGTGATTACCTCAGATGGCGAAACGTTAAGCGTCTCGTATCCGGAGTACCATCCAAAGGTGCTGTTCTCTGCGAATTCGATTTCCTCAAATATCGAAGATCCACCACTGAACGGACGTATTTTACCCTTCTCTTTAAGCTTAAGGAGTAGAGCGGTATTGGCTGTGACAGAATCCGCGAGCTTCTTGCTGCGGTTCTGAATCGTAGTAACTACGATTTCGGAAGCGTTAGGCGTTGGCATTTAAATCCCCTGTTACGGTTAGGAATGTTGATCCCAAGCCGCTAACAGTGATTCCCGAATCGAATTACCCGCGCTGGAACTTAGAGCCCCAGCACCAGGAGCGCCCTTGATAGAAGCTCCTGCCCTTTTTGCCTGCGCTACCCGTGCTGCATTTACATGCGGAGCCGTCTGCTGCTCAACCAATCGCGCTCTAACTTCCGGAGACTTCCAACATGCGGTTTCATACGCCTGCTGAAGTATCTGCCGCGGAGCAAGATCGGTATTTTTGCTGCGAATCAGTCGGATCTCGTCCATCATCACGTCATGCACGTCAGCCATAAACGGCCTTAGTAGCGCGCCAGATGTGTCCATCTCGTTCGCGAATGATTCAACCTCAGAGATTGCATAGCGCTGCTGCTGGGCCATCTTGTCTTGTTCGATGGCTGCGAGCTGGCTGCGAATCGTCTGCAGTTCGTTGGTTAGGTAGTGGAATTCTTGGGGGTGTTCGTTTCGTGGAGTTACACTGCCGGCGGCCAGCTGTGATAGGTCAATCCCATAGCTTTGGGCCATGAGTGTAAGCGCTCCCACTGGGTCTTTATCGAGATACTGTTGGGCGAGCACTAGGTGCTCTAGCCCTTGGTAAGGATCGATATTGGCCCGCCTGAAGGTCTCACCGTAGTTCTCTACGATTCGATCTACGGGCGCATAGCGCTCACGGATTGCCCTTTCTTCTTGCGACTTTTTACCTATCAAGCTCTCGCGTTCTCGCTCTCGTGTAGCTACGTACTCCTGTAGCTGCCGTGGGAGCTGTGCGAATTCAGCTTTACGGTCTGCAGACCACGAATAGGGAGGAGCGATGGGCTCAACGGCTTCGCTTCCTTCTATCTGTGTCGCTTGGTCTTTTACTTGTTTGGACGCAAAGCGTCCGCGCTCGTCTCTCTCTCGAGCTGCAGCCTCACTAGGCGTCTCGGAATCATCGGAGCTTTCAGGCTGCGAGTTAAAGGCAGCTTCTAGCGTGGCCCGCAAATCATCAGCGGGAGCCTCTGTCTCCGTAGACTCTTCTATCTCAGTCTCTTCGATCTCGTTATCGTCGATCACTCTTCAATCTCTCGATAGTTTCGCGGATGTCGGCCTTTAGGTTCGGCACTTCCCATCTGCGCGTGTCCGTCTGGGGCTGGTCTCCAACCTCTACGCAGCCGGCTGCTTTGGTGTACTTCCGGAATCGGCTTTTGCTATCTACGTAGGTACCAGTGGCAGGATGTAGGAGGCCGCCAGGAGGGAGAGAATCGGTGATGATGTGGACGCGCTCCTCTACAGGAGGCTCCCCAATCTCAACTAAAGCGCCGTCTCTCCAAACGAATAATTGTCTTGCCACACGATGAGCGTGGCTTACTTGCGCCTTTGGAGAAGAGGCCGGACGGAATATTCCTCCGTGGCGTAGGCTTCATCTGCCACCATGAGGATCTCCATAAGCTCTTGATTCTCGAGATCGTCGATACGCTCTGCCTCTACGCGCATAGCTTCCAGCTTTTGCGCTAGCTCATAATAGTAAGCCCGTAGAGCTGCCTCTGCTTTTAGCCTGCGCTCTTCCTCTGCTACGCGCTCCGCTTCCGCTTGAGCCTCGAGCGCCTTGGCTTCCTCTGCCTCCCGCATCCGCTCGAAAGCCTTTAGCAGCTGGTGCTCCGCTTGCCGTAGAAGCGTGGCCTGCTCCGCTGCCTTAAGCTCTGATATGCGTTGGTTAAGAGCGCGAGCCCTACCCTGCTCGAGCGCATCAATGACACGATCGGGAGTTAGCTCCCGCGCTGGGGGGATAGGCTCCTTTTTCTTCCGCTTTCGAACTTTCTTGGCTGGCTTAGGATTCGGATACGCGGGGAGCCAGTACCCTGGCCCCATTGGCACGCCTGGATCAACTATCGGCGCCTCAGCGGACTGCAGCAGCGTAAGGAGCGACATAGGACACTAGCCCTCTGCAACTACGCCGATAAATACCGCCTGGCTATCCGATATGCGCCTATATTCGTGGCTACCAACGGCGAGGGTCTCGGCGTCTGCTGGCCAGTCTACCTCGAGCCCTCCCGCATCCCCCCCAGATAGCGTGATCACTCAAAGAATCCTTCAAGCATGACGGTCCCGCGGAATATCTCCGTTGCGGTTGCCGTAGCTATTGGCATCTTTAGAATGACATGCACGAACGTACCGGCCTCAACTAGCTGGGGTGTTCTGAAGCTATGGTTTATAGGCGTAGCAGTTGCGCCGACAGTGGCGCCTACAGGGAATGTCTGGAGCCCTAGCGCTATCCTTCGAGGGCCACGCGTGCCAGCCGTAGCTGAATCAGTAGTGGCCAGCGATACTGCCGTACTGCCGAAAGCTATCGCCCATTGCATGACTGTCGCTGTAGTGGCAACAGCAACAACGGTATTCATGGCCTCGATTCGGATACCCGTTATATAGAGGTTTCGATTACCGCTTGCCGCTGCAGCAGCTGGCACTTGATACGCAAAAAGCGCGTAATCCGTTTCCGCTCCTGCTACTGCTGCAAACTGCCATTGGCCGCCTGGAGTCGTGTATCCTGCAGCCGTATTGGAGAGCGTAGCAGAGGCCGGAGCTGCTGAGTTAGCGTAGTTGGCAAGCTGTGCGGGAGAGGTTCCACGCGGCGCCGTAATCGCACTGGCGCACATTCCAGATTGGACCATGGGGAAAGGCCGCAAAAGATGCAGGTCTTTAGCCAGTACCGATACGTCCGCAAGCTCAAAGCGCTGGGCTGAGCTAGTAGCTGCAGAATTATATAGCCGCGTGAGGAGCGGAAGCGCTCGAGCTAGAGCAGGTCCCGATGCGGTATTAGGAATGGTGATAGCCTCGCCTAATACGTCATCAATGAAGAATTCAACGCGGTCCTGGTCGATAACTATGCGGTAATAGTAGACAACGTTGGGAGACGGAGCGGTCAGGCTGCCCGTAGTTGTCTCCGTGCCGTTGATGTTGATGACACCAACCAAGGCGCCAGCGCTGTTAAGCTTGAAGTAAACGCCATCCGTTGGCGTAGTCGTAGTGGTAGCAATACCGAGGCCGAATTCGACTACGTTATTAGTTTGGGGGGCTAAGGCAAACCGAGCGCGGAACCCAATCTCGATGGACGAAAACGCATTAAGCTGAAAGGTCCTATAGGTTTGAATCCTAGCAACAGCGCCGGAGGCGACAGAGTTACCCGCGTTATAAACCCAGTAGCCACCCGTCATTGACGTAGTAGCTGTTGAGGTAACGATCTGATATGCGCTGGTATCCTGTTGCGCGTGGTTAAATGTGTCTTGCCAATAGAGCGAATCGTTACCAGCGCGGAGCCGGCCATCCGTACTTACGCGAGCAGCCCTCACCACTCGAGCTGCCCCGCTAGCTCCGCTATGCGCCTCACCAGCAATCACAGCATATCCGGCCTGGCCGATAGTCGTGGGGAGGTTGACCCCCAGATTCCCGTTAGCGTCTACTTCAGCGAGGTTAGACGACCCGCCAGCCTTTATAACTACGCTCATATTATACCCCTATAGTGTGAATAACGTACTTACCCCAGGTACCGTTGGGAGCTTGCGCGATAACGTCAAAGCCCACTCCGTCTACGATATTGGTAGCCATTGCCGTGATCCCCTCAGCCGCATAGTCATCGGGATCGTGGTCAGCTGTAGCGACAGCAAAGGGAGCGGCTACCAGCTTGGTAGAGCTCGTTACCCATGAGGCTGATACTGTGACCGTGGCAGATGGCGCCTCCGCGGCTCCGAAATCTACTTCAGCGGCTACGGAGTTAGACGAGCCGGCAGCAGCTGCAGCTGTGTAGTAGTCAAACGAGCCAGTAAATGGATTGAACGTATACGGCATGGCTTAACTCTTGGTTACCGTGGAAAGAGTGGCCTTGGTTGCGTCCGTATATTCGAGCGCGACAGTGGCAACGGTAGAGCCGCCAGCTCCTCCGGTTTTGAAGGTATAGGTGTCAGTAGTTGCGCCACTCGAGAGGCTCATATAGTCCCACGCGGGGAGACTGATCCCCGATGTAACCGGCATGGGGTTAGAGCTCGATAGGTCTCCACCATTAACGCCGTCAGCGCCAAGCGTGACCTTCATGCGCTGATAAAGGACTCCGCTGATATCGTCCGCGGCTATTGATGCGCCAGCCCCTGGCGTATATCCGACGTTATCCGCCATTAATCGTCCTCATCCGCATCTTCAACGACGAAATGTTTCTTACCCGTCTCCTCATCTATCGTAGGTGTGACGCGCTTACGCCTTGGCTGCGCGGTCTTGATTACTAACTCTTGTCTCGAGGTTCCCCTCCCTCCCTGCCCACCTGAATTGATCACCTCCTTCTGCTGCGCTATTGCCGCGTCTAGTTGTGCCTTCATGGCCTGAATGGATATGTCAGCCTCTGCCTGAGCCTTCTGGATGCGGATCTCAGCGTCTAGGCGTGCCTGCTCTAAGAGAATGGAATTACGTGTCTGCTCGAGCTCTTGAAGCGCCTTAAGCTCTGCCTTTTGCTGCTCTGTTGCCTGCTTAGCCTGCGCTATCTGCATCTCGTTAGCGGCCTTGGCTTGCTCGAGATCCATAGCGGCCTGCGCCTTCATCTGCTCCAGCTGAAGCTTGGCCTGCGCCTCTAACGCTTTCGGATCTTGCTGCGGCTGCTTCTGCTTTTGAACTACGGCAGCCTTAGAGGTTTCGATAAACTCTTCTATTGCTCCCTCGAATGCGCGGCCTGCCTTGTACGAGCGCGCTGTAAACGCGAGAGCCTCGCCGAGTAGCGGCACGGCAGTAGGCATCTGCTCCATCAGCGGTCCGAGCGTCTGAAGCCCGCCCACGAGCGATTGCATAAACTCAGAGCGCGCCTGCTGGTCTACCGCTTCGTTAAGCGCCAAGGTGCTATCAGTCTCGATAGCGATACGAAAACGCCGGTTAGGCTCATTCCGCAGGGTCTCCACTACTTGTAGATAGTTGGCTTTCTTCTCTTCTGGCGAAGCGCCTGGCACGAACTCAAGGCCGGTCATGGCTACAAGGGTGGCAGGCTCAAACTGCTCAGCGATTATCTCACCCATGAGCGCGCAGCAATCGCGCACGAAGCGCTGAACGTCATTCTGCGAGCGGGTTAGGCGAATGGACGCAAAACGGCCTTTAAGCTGCTGTGCTGCTGCTGTCTCATTCGGGTCACTAGCCCCGCGCATGATGTCGGCCCAACCGGTGACTTCGTAGATATCCCCCTTGGTCTGTTCCTTCTGCGAGTAGAGCACCGACAGCGCAGCAGTAACGTGTTCCACTGGCCAGAATTCAATGGCCGCAGCTAGGCCGCCGGCAGCCTTAAGCGCTGCGTAGTTACGAACGGGAATGAGCTTATCCCCCTTCTGCAGCTTGGCTACTTCCTCCATTGAGGCGTCATAGATACCAGCTACGCGGAGATCCTCCGTCAGCGCCCCGATCTTGGCTTCGATATCATCGAGCAGATTATAGAGCCGCTTACACTGGCGAGCGTCAGGGACAGGGATAAGACTATCATTGGTTAGTGTTCCGTAGAGAGGCGGAGCGATAGGGAAAAACCCTTCAAGCTCGAGAGGATCCGGCTGCATCTTGAGGACACAATCCTTGCACTCTGCGCTAATAGTGATGACCGAGCGGCTTGGCTTGTCCCAGACCTCCCACACCTCAGCCTTCTTAAAATCGGTAGACTCCTGAGAGCTAAACGTTTTGTCGTCGTCTAGCCCCTTCGGGAGATACAGATACTTAAGCTTCCCAGCGATATCCTTGCCAAAAGCCTCAACAGCCTCAGCCTTGGAAAGATACGAGCGGAAACGTATCTGAGTTACCTCCCCCCAGGTGCGCGCCGTGTTGTGCTTGAAATCTTGGCTCTGTACGTACTCGAGACAGACACGCTCCCGCGTCTTAGTCTCTACTCCGTTAATCGTCTCGAATGTCGGCTCGTAGCGAACACGACACACACCACGGCCGAAGAGCAGCCGATCAAGTACAGCGGCCTGTATCTGAGTGTCGAAGTCTTGCGCGCCTACCTCATAGCGGAGAGCACGCTCGAGCACTTCAGCTGCAACACGAGCTACCGGATCCTTATCCTTGTAGCGCCTGTCTACCTGCGGGATAGGAGTACGAGCGTAGAGCGATGGAATAGCGGTCTGAAGCGATGCCCAGAACAGATTAAAGTAGGCCGCATTATCTACCTGCGAGTCCTCACCGGAGCCCGTCTCGGAGCGATACCTGCGCGCTATGCGCTTGGCTTCAGTGGTCCAGGTTTCGAACTCTTTATCATAGAGCTTTCCCTGCGCCAGCAGCTTACGAACGAGCTCGCGGCCATCAGTCTGGCCCTTTACCACGCTCTCTGCTTTTCCCTCTGTGATAGTGTCCAAATCTCGTCTAGGGTGGCGCGCTCTATACCGCGCATAGGCTGCTGTGATGGTGGCGCCACACGATGATAAGGCCGGCTCATCAGCCCATAACGCAGTGTATCCGCCGGATGGTCTTCCCCAGTCGTATCCAGGTCCTCCGCTCTCACGGAGTCGTGCTGTAACGCTGGTAAGGTCCTTATAAGGTGTTTACAGGTGCTAAAGATTTGGAGAAGCGGCCTACCATCAAATTCCTCTAAGCGCGTCCGCACTTGCTGCCAGCCGGCTAGCCGCGCGTTATCTGCTTTTAGGAATACGATACCCCCGCGAGAGAATTCCTCTGCGACAGATGGACCACCTTCAGACTTAAAGATAGCAGGGTCGGCGCGGCTGTATTCGATGCGCTCGCCAGGAGCCTCGAGACTCCGGATAGTGTCGGCTATCTGCTTGATGGTCATCCGCGCGCCAACGTTAGGACCCACACAACCGTAAGCTTCCCGATAGACTACGAGCGCATCCTTTGGGATGCCTGGCTCAGTTCCATCGCTCACCGCGATCCACAAGCAACACCATGGGGCTGCGTAGCCATGATCATAAGCTCGGAATCTAACCCAATGAGCAGGCAGCTCCCGCGGGGGGATGACGTGCCAGGGCTTCCCGTTGCGCGTAGCTTCAAACGTATCGAAGTAGGCGCCCGTAATAGCGTTCCAGTCGCCTTCAAGCCACGCGCGTACCAGCTCCTTGCTACCCACTCCGCGAAGTGAATCGACGTACCCAGGATCGTTAGCCAGCAGAATTAAATTATCCGTGACGCGAGACGGGATAAACATCCTCCACCAGCGAGTTGTTTCGTCCTGCAGCGGCATATAGCCGCGCACGTCTGGATCGATAAACTGCGATTTAATCCACTGGTGGCCAGGTCCCCCAGGGTTAGCCGTTGCGCGCACGCGCTTGGTAGGGATATCAGCCTCAGCCCAGCGGCGGCAGGCCATCAGCTTCTTAAACGACGCATCGTTAGGCCAGTTCCCTAGCTCATCCCAGCCGATCCAGCCGTATTGGTGGCCCTGATAGTTCTCGGCATCAGCATCACGCTCGAGATGCCGGAAGCGAAGTATTGCGCCATTAGGCCACTGCCATTGGTGCTTTCCTTCTTTCCACTCAGCGCCGGTAGCTTTGAACAGGGAGTGGCTGCGCTGGATAATTCCGGATAGCTCCGGATAGCTGCGTCTGAATAGTATTCCTTGCCAGTGAGGACCGTAGCGCTGAACGTCCTGCAGGTAGTCCCCTAGAAGGAAATCGGATTTTCCTCCCCCTCGAGCGCCTCCGAATAGCAGGGAATCGCACCACGTAGCTGCTATCGCTTCAGCCTGGGGGCCAGGTTGCGGACTCCAAACCGGAGCGGCTGCAGCTGTCACACGAAACAGTAGACAGATGGTTTGCCGCCATTGGCACACCATGGGCAACCAACGAGCGTGCCACTATGCGGAGCAGCAACGGGGACCTCGCCACAATTTTGACAGTCGGCGAGATAGCGCCAGGAGCTGGGAACGTATCCGTCCCTAACCATCGTGTTTTCTGCTACTGCGATCACTAGTTCTTTACGTATCGGCGCATCAGCTGCGAGCCACAACGGATCGCGCGAGGTCGCAAGTACGTTATACGCGTCACGCAAAGCGGCTTTGTAGATGCTCTGGATCTCATCCCACTCCATCGGCTGCGCGCCTCCGGATCCACTCTTCCATTGACTCTTGAGCTGGAGCGTCAACGAACTTAATCGGGAATTGGCCTTCTGTTGGCGTTACTTCAATGTGCTGCGAAGCCTTGCCGTATCCGCGGTCTAGTAGCTCTCGAGCTGCAGCGATACGGACACGGCCATCCTGCGCTACATCATTCATAAGGGAGGCGAGGACCTCAACAGCTTTCGTCCCGTGCTGTTGTGCAAGCTCTCGGATCTCTTTAACTACTGCCGGCCGGCCCTTCGGGTTACCCGACTGGCCCTTTACAAACTTTCCGCCTGCCATCCTGATTAACCCTGATCACGGCTTTTTAAACGTGATTTTCTGCTTTGCTTTAAAACGGCCTACAATGGCCAAGACAGCCCCTACAATCGCCAGAGCGGACGTAATTGCGGCCTGGCCACGGGGCGGAAACAATTCGATTGGCAGCACTTCTAGCGCGTGCTGGAGCTCTTCCAAACCGGCGACAAGAGAGAGAAAAGCGCCAAGAATAGTTAGAGAGCTAAACGGACTTTTGAAGCCTGAAAAAGCCATATAAACCCCGATAGCCGCATGATTGCGGTCACGGTAAGCGTGGCACCTAATAGATTTTGGCAAAGGCTTTAATTTAAAATTTCGTGAGGGGTGTTATCCTCTCAACAGGATTGCGCTTGGACGCACGAAGTAAAGCGCATGACATCACCACTCGAAATCAATACGCGCGCGCGGCTCTGGTCCATCGTCTCTGCGTGGCTGATACAGCTAGCGCCTACATCCCAGCGGACTTACCTATCTATTTTAAACGACTACTGCGCTTTTCTGGGCCATC